ATCAACGCCTTCATTCATGCGTAGGCGGTTCGATGAAGTGGTTTTGCCCAGTAAACGCGCCATAGATTCGGCGGTTTTTAACGTGTTTAAATCAGAAGTTGCCTTGGCGGAGTTGTAATCGTTCGATACATTCCCCTGAACGCCTGCATTTTCAGATCGAATTTTTTGGCTTTCACTGACGGGTGCGATTAACCCAGCCGTAATATCCTCTGATAGTTGCGCCTGATTCTTTAGTCGCTGATTTGGATCAAATCGCTTAGCTGTGTCCATGACTTTGGCTTCAGCTTTTTTCTGCAATTCTTCTTGAGAATTCAGGCTATTGGTAATAGCTTGCTTTTGATTGGCTTGCGCCTCTTGAGTCGCTTGATATTGAATTGCAGCCGAGGCAACCATGGCTGCCAGGGCTAGGTAGGTACCTCCGCTTATTGCTCCAGCCATCTTATTCCCCTGTAATTAATGTTGTTACGCAATCCATCCGATTAGTCATCAGCATTGCATATTCGTCTGTAAATTCTTTTTCAGCCTGCTCTACTGTTAATGCGTCAGTAGGAAAGCTCATCGTCATGCTCACATCGGTATGAGCTAGAAATAACTGTTTGCGTCCAGCGCTACCAGGTAAAACAGAATACCCGCGCAGCTCAATCGTTTCTGTGCCAATAAATACCGCACAATCACCCGCTACGATTAACGCAGTTGGCACCTTGAGCAAGGCGCCAGTCATGACTTGCCCCGCCTTCATGTGCAAAGTACGTAAATACATTCCACCATGAATCAAATGCTCGGTAGGAAACTCGATTTGCTCATCTAATTGAAGGCAGATACTCTCAATCAACCGTACTTTGTTGATAGCCTCTGGCGTCATCGCTGGCAATCTTTGACAATCACCAGCGATTTGCACTGCAGATCCAGTGCCTTGTTTGACGTTTTCCAATGAGCTCATCTAGGTATCTGCTTAGGAGCCTGTAGTTCCAGCAGTTCCGCCTGTGCGCACGTTCTGAGATCCAATGAATTGATTGTTGGCGTATGGGCTATAGGCATTTGCTACGCCACCAGCTTGCTGATTTACCAAGTAAGCCTGGGATAAGTCACCAAACAAGCTGCCAATGGTTGCGCCATTACGCTGTGCTGCCGCTTGGTCTGCATTCACACTTAAACCATTGAGCGCCATTTGAGCAGCGGATCCAGTATCAATGCCAGATTGCGCCATAGAAATGAGGTTAGCGCGAGTCTTTTCATCCTGAAGCTTTAAGTCGGCAGCCGATTGATCGGCAATACCACCAGTACGAATCAAGCCTTCATTGGTGCGCCGATTGAGTTCTGAGTTGCTATCAACGTCTGCAGATCCACCGACTAAGCCAGAACGGGCTAATCCAAAACGATTGGCGCGTTCCGCTACGGCAGCCTGGCGATCTACTTCAGCTTTATTTAGGTCATAAACCGCTGACTTTTGGTCGCTATACATCGTGTCACGATTTGCGCCATTGAAAATCGAGTTAATCTGATCTGTTGCAGCAGCAATACGCTGTTGTCGTTGTGCCTCGCGTGCACCAGCACCACCATCACCACCGCCTCCGCCTCCGCCCATGACTACACTCCTTCCATAAAATAAGTTGCACCGCAACGCTTAAAACCTAAGCGTTCATATAAAGCTTCCGCATTTTCATTACCAGTAATCACTCCTGGTCGAATCTGCTTAGCACCAGCCATGCGAGCCCAGCGCACAAAATGTTGAATTAATCGATAGGCAATAAAGCCGCCTCGATGATCCTGTCGGACAAATAAGGAAAGGTCATTGGCAATTAAATCGTTACCAAACCAGCTTTGCGTTACTGACCCTGCCATGCCGCCAATTACAGTTCCATTTATATCCTCTGCCACCACTACAAACTGATTTTTGTTCATTAAATCAGTGAGGGTTTCTTTCACAATTTCTAGGTCAAAGTCCATGCTGGAAAAGGTTGATTCCTCATGCAATTGCCTGCCCAGCACCACAATATCTGGTAGATCATTGACAGTGGCTAATCTAAGCTTCACTTACATTGCCCCCAATACGTTGTAGTAAAGGGTTACGGCATCAAGCCTGAATGGTTTGTTGTCGTAGTTTCTAAAGCGCAGAGAAAACTCCGTGCCGCTAACTTCAATAGGCACCATGCCACCTGGACGGGTATTACCCTTTACCTTGACTGGTGCGGTATAGGCATCGATATTGCGCACGTCAAAGCCAATGGAGAAATCGCACTGGCCTTCCATGACAATATCTGCGCCATAGATTTGCTTGAGTTGGCCTGGGGATTTGAAGTCCATATATGGAAGATCGAGCAATACTTCATATTGCAAACCATCATCGGTAAAAACGGATGGATCAATCTTGTAAACGGTATCGCCTGAGCGGATATAAAGCTCTTGTCCTAATTCAGCAAAAGAATCTACTGCGCTTGGCAAGAAATAACGGCTCCAGGCTGCAATCCTGGCGGTACGGGAAATCGAATACACGAACAGTTGATTACCAATCGCGCAGATATATTGGCCTGTGCCATAGAAGAAGAATGCCTTGGGAAATACGCCTGGTACTTTAGTTTCTGGGCGCACCAGGCTATCAATCGGTGAGCCTACGTCCACGTCTGCCAGGTTATTAGTCAATTGCAGCGTTGTGATGGAGCGAAAACCATAGTCCGATAGGAAATACAGATCGCCCGATACGTTCGCTACAGAGCGCGGGAAATTGGTTCCCACGTTTTCAACAATGCTCGATAACTTCATATTCGTAGGATCTGGATCCACAATCCAGACCTGGGCACCATCTTTAGAGAGCACCACTAAATTGCTTTTGTAAATACCTAGAGCATTGGCAGAGCGATCACCGCGGGAGTTCAGGCCAGTAGGCAAGAAGCCTGCATCGTTTGCCGTTGTCCAATCGCGGGGATTGCCTGTCTTACTAAAGCGCACCACATCGCCATTACCTGATCCTACGGCAAAGAGCTTAGAAGCGATCTTTACTACGGCCTTGGTATTTGGGCAATTAGCATCGGCAATATGGGTTGTGCTTGATCCATCTAAATAATGGTGCTGCACTGTGCCATTGTCATACTCAACGGCGCAGTAAATGTAGGCGTTAAATACGTCGGCATACGGTACTGAAGCGACTGGCCTAGCGCCACTAGAATTCTGTACCTTATGGGCTTCAAATAGTGTATTGGCATGGGTAATGGTTCCTGATCCGTAAAAGGTATGCAGTTTTCCAAAAGCAGCAAAAAGACCTTTAGTGCCTGTTTCTAGTTCGGCAACTTTGGTAAGCCCTGGGCGTTTTTGTGTTGCTAAACCCGTAGTGACATAAGCATTTTTCATTTCGCGTAGGCGATTGGCATCCGATACGGACGCGCCTTTGCGTAGGTCAATACCTAAATCAAACTTGTCAAAGGTAATTTGCCCCAAGACTTATCTCCTTAGCGTGTAGCCATTGGCTGATTTAGCTACTTGCAATGAACGGGTTTCGCCTGATTCCCCTTTATAGAAATAACGGCGATTCTCTTTCTGGCGATTCTTCATCTTGTTAAGCATGTTGGTGAAGGTCGTCGCAGAAGCTTGTGCGTCTGGGTGGCGGTAATGCGCCTTAGAGGTCGCCAAAGCGTACAGGAATACCAATCTGTCAGGCACGCTGCAACGATCGCTGGTGCGGTCAAAACGGGCTCTATCTGCGGTGTATTCAATGAGCACTTCATACTCGCGCTCAGGCGTAGGCCACACTTCCATCTGCCCATTCAAAGTGTCATATTTTTGTGGGCGCTGGCGCATGGTTGAGAATGAGCGATCTTGCTCGGTAATGCCCTGGCGTAGTGGCTCGCGCAACGTGGGCGATACGATGAGCCAGACAGAAAGCACGCGAGTCGGATCGATGATTTCATCTTCCTTATCGTTGTGCCAGTCGTAAAAGATCGATCCAGGCTTGACTGTGATCGTGGTCTTTTTACGCATGACGGGAGGCTCTAGCTCTCCAAAGACGTATTCGTGCGCTTCTTGTAAGAAGCTTTTAATGACTAGATCATTATTCTTGGCTGCAGCGCCTTGCACCATGAATCCCAAACGGCTACGCAGCTCAGTCATCAGCTCACCTAGCGTTCTATTGCGGCTCTCTAAACCATTCATATTGGCTCCTTACGCGGTTGTGAGAACGATAGACAGCACGCCGCCAGTAATGACCAATCGAGCATTAACACTGGATCGACCTACTAGATTAGCGGTTTTGGTGGTGGCATCGATAGAAGTAATTGCGCCATCTAAGCCGTCGGCTCCCGCTGCGCCTGTAGCGCCTGTGTCGCCTTTAATACCTTGTAATCCCTGAATCCCTTGAATACCCTGGGCTCCAGGTGCACCAGTGGCGCCTGTATCGCCTTTGCCATAAGCAAATCCAGGCGACCAATCTGCGCTAGTGTTTGATAACTTGAAATACAAATTACCCGTGTCCATCGCCAAGAACGAAAAGCCTTTA